CAAGCACAGTAGAGGACTATACAGTATAGGCGGGTACGGTTACATAGTCAAGCCACATGCCGCATACCAATTAATGTCAGAGGTTAGGATCCATGGCTTTCGACCTGCCGATCATTGTATACACACTACTAAGTACATCGATGTACACCATCTAGCACCAAGTGTTGTACGTATACACAAGGACTATCACGACCAAAGTGCAATGAAGTCAATGAGTTTAACACGCAACTTAGAAAAGAACAGTCGAATATGAGATATCCAGCACACTTTCCAGATGATCATCCTGATGATCCGCGTACATACGTGCCTAATATTGAATTTTATATAACCAACGTGTGTAATATAGCATGTCCTCAATGTAATAGGTTTAACAACTGGGCTTTCAAAGGGCATCAAATATGGAAAGACTATGAAGCTATTCATGAACAGTGGGCTACAAAGATACGATTGCAGAAAGTTTGTATACTAGGTGGAGAACCTTTGGTGAATCCTAGTATTGTCAGCTGGATAAAAGGTATTAATAGACTTTGGAAAAAGAAAGTGCAGATATTGAGCAACGGCACACGTCTTAATCATGTAAAAGGTTTGTACGATAGTTTGTTTTTTACAAGTCCTTATAATGAAACAGGTAATAACTATATTGGTGTAAGTGTTCATAACGCTGATGACCTTGACAGACATTTTGAAGAAGGCCATAAGTTTTTAAAAGGTAATGTTAAAAAATTTGATGGTGTACGAAACACTAATACAAACGATACATGGGGTGCTGATTATGCACTTGTAGATGAGAACGATATAAGAGTTCATTACTGGGTTGAAAACAAGTTTAGTGCGGCAGCAGTACAACGGGATCCAATAACAAACAAGTTTACATTATACAACAGTGATAAGCAGGAAGCACATGATGAATGCTCGTTTGTACATCACATGTGTCATCATTTTATTAAAGGTAAGTTATACAAATGTGGACCAGTTGGCCTAATGCCAGAGTTTGACGACCAGCATAAGTTTGATATCAGTGAAGAAGATAGAAAAATTTTGCACAGTTACGAACCACTATCAGTACACGAATTTGCACAGAGAGGCAAACAGTTCATAGATAACATTGATGAGGTAATAGATCAATGTAAATTTTGTCCAAGCCATCGCAATCCGTTGCAAATTATAGAAAGTTTAAATAAGAAACGTTATAGTACGAGTAGTTTTACAGATGTACAAAAAGATAGCCTTAGGACCTAATTCGAAGGCTTGGGAGGGACCTGCCCAATTACCATGTTATCGCTACCCTGGTTTTTAAAGTGCCAATTTATCAAAATTAATAGTTGACACACATAGCAATATGTTATATAATACATTATAACAAGGAGTATTTTACATGACAACCCAATTTGACTCAGAACAAAAAGCAAAACTTACACAGATTATCAACGAAGGTATAGGTGTAATGAGCGAAGTAGAAGCACTAAACGAAGGACTAAGCGATACCGTAAAAGCAATCGCAGAAGAATTACAGATCAAACCATCAGTGCTTAAAAAAGCCATACGTATTGCATTCAAGAGTAGTTACACTGCAGAAAAAGAAGACCAAGAAGTATTAGAAGAGATACTTACAACTGCAGGAAGGACATTATAGTCTGTGAGTTATGTTGATGCACTATTTGACAGAGAAAAAGATCGTATTCATGTTGTAGAACGTGTAGATGGCAGGAGAGAGTACAGAGAGTTTCCTGCCTCATACTGTTTTTACTATGCTGACCCAAGAGGTAAGCATAAAAGTATCTATGGCCAACCTGTCAGTAGATTTTCAACACGCAATAACAAGGAGTTTCGTAAGGAACTGCGTATGCAATCAGGCAAAGATATCTTTGAATCAGATATTAATCCTGTGTTTAGATGCTTTGAAGAGAACTATAAAGGCATTGATGCACCTAAGTTACAAACTGCGTTCTTTGATATTGAAGTTGACTTTGATCCAGTAAGAGGGTATAGTTCACCAGCAGATCCATTTAATCCAGTAACTGCAATTAGTATATACTTGCAGTGGATGGAGCAGTTGGTAACACTAGTTATACCGCCAAAGTCAATGAGCTGGGAGACTGCACAAGAAATATGCAATGAGTTTCCTAATACAATGCTATATGAACGTGAAGAAGATCTTATAAGCACGTTCTTAGATTTAATTGAAGATGCAGACATTATCAGTGGTTGGAACAGTGAGGGCTATGATATACCCTATCTTGTAAACAGAGCTACACGTATACTAAGCAAGGATGATACTAGACGTTTTTGCTTGTGGAACCAATTGCCAAAGAAACGTACATTTGAACGTTTTGGATCAGAGAATATCACGTTTGATACCATTGGCAGAGTGCATATGGATTACATGCAACTGTACAGAAAGTACACATATGAAGAGCGACACAGTTATAGTTTAGATGCCATTGGCGAATATGAACTTGACGAGAAGAAAACTGCATATGAAGGTACACTGGATCAATTGTACAATCAAAACTTTAAAACATTTATTGAGTACTCAAGACAGGATACTGCACTGCTTGATAAGATGGATAAGAAACTGCGTTTTATTGCATTAGCAAGTGAACTAGCACATGCCAACACTGTGTTGCTACAAACAACAATGGGTGCCGTTGCAGTTATAGAACAAGCAATTATTAACGAAGCACATGAACAAGGCATGGTTGTTCCTAATCGACAACAACGTCTTACTGATGATGATACTGCGGCGGCTGGTGCTTATGTAGCATATCCTAAGAAAGGCATACATGAATATGTTGGTGCTATTGACATCAACAGTTTGTATCCGTCAGCCATTAGGGCATTGAATATGGCACAGGAAACCATTGTCGGACAACTGCGTCCTATTATGACTGAGCAATATATCAAGAACAAGATTAACAACAAAGCAAGTTTTGCTATGGCTTGGGAAGGCTTGTTCGGCACATTAGAATACACTGCGGTTATGAAACAGGAACGTGGCACAGAGATTACAGTTGACTGGGAGAACGGCGAAGAGAGTGTACACAGTGCTGCAGAGATATGGAAGATTATATTTGATAGTAATCAGCCTTGGATACTAAGTGCTAATGGTACTATATTCACCTATGAAAAAGAAGGAGTTGTGCCTGGCTTGTTAGCACGTTGGTACAGAGAACGTCAAGAGATACAAAAAAATCTAAGAGCTGCAATAGATCCCGATGAACGTGAATTTTTAGACAAGCGACAGTTGGTTAAGAAGATTAACTTGAACAGTTTATATGGTGCTATTCTTAATCCAGGTTGTAGATTCTTTGATAAACGTATTGGGCAATCAACAACACTTACTGGTAGAGCTATTGCACATCATATGGATGCCTTTGTTAACGAAACTATTACAGGCACGTATGATCATGTTGGTGATGCAGTTATATATGGTGATACAGATTCAGTGTACTTTAGTGCATATCCAATACTAAAAAAAGACATTGACGCTGGTACTATGGAATGGAACAAAGAAACCTGTATACAATTGTATGATGCTATAAGCGATCAACTAAACGAAAGTTGGCCACGTTTTATGGAACAAGCATTTCATGTGCCAAGAGATAACGGACTTATTATCAAAGGTGGTAGAGAACTTATTGCTGATAGAGGACTGTTCATCACAAAGAAACGTTATGCAGTAAACATATTTGACTTAGAAGGCAAGCGACTAGACATTGAAGGCAAGCAAGGCAAGATTAAAGCAATGGGCTTGGACTTGAAACGCAGTGATACGCCAAAGGTTATACAAGACTTTTTAATGACCTTACTAGTAGAAGTACTTGCTGGTGCCGGCAGAGAAAAGATAATTGAGATGATCAAAGCATTTAAGTTTGATTTCAAAGAACGTCCTGCTTGGGAAAAAGGTTCACCTAAACGTGTTAACAACCTAACTATGTATAGCAAGAAAGAAGAACGTGAAGGAAGAGCCAACATGCCTGGACATGTTAGGGCTGGCATGAATTGGAACACTATGAAGAAGATGAACAGTGACAACTACAGTCAAACTATTATTGATGGTATGAAAACTATTGTTTGTAAACTAAAACCCAATCCACTTAACTGGACTAGTATTGGTTATCCTACAGATGAACTACATATACCGCAATGGTTTAAGGAACTACCTTTTGATGATGCACTTATGGAAGCAACTGTGGTTGATCAAAAGATAGACAACTTGCTACACGTGCTTGAATGGGATTTAGCAAGTGAAACAAACACTACTAACACGTTTAACGCATTATTTGAGTTTGATTAATGTTTGAGAAATGGTTAAAAAAACTTCGTACTATTGTAAAGTATAACCAGACTGTGCAAAGCATCAATATGGATGATATGCGAAGAAGCATAAACAGTCAGTTGTCTACAATATCAACCAATCTAAACACACATAAATTTGATACTAAACAGATTAAAGACAGTATAACTGGCAAGCATTTAGAAATACTACAAATTCTCGAGGATATTGACCTTGATCTAAATACATTTAAGGAGGCACTGAAAACTGAGGTAAAGGATATGGAAATTCCTTACTATTTAAAAAGTGAAAAAATTTATAAACGTCATGGCAAGATGTCAGGACAGGATAAGAGAACAAGACTTAGAGAATCAAGTTTAATTGGAAACAAAGAAGCAAAGGAATTATTAATAAGCACTATAAAAGGCTATGTTTCTAGTCAGTATGCGTGTTGTCAATTACAACCCGGGTACGGTGATATTACAGATCATATATTACATGGGTCGCCACTGTATATCGTTGACGAAGATAATACAATTTTACAAGAATTCAGAGCAAGTTACTTTAATCCTATAATGCAACATCGCACTAACTTTTATACTATGAAAGATCAAGATGATGATCCATTATATAAACTGCCACAAGGTCAAATAGGAGCAGTAGTTGCTATAGATGTTTTTAACTTTAAAACAGTCGCAGTTATAACAAAATACTTGAAAAGTATTTACAAAGTTTTACGTCCTGGTGGTACTACTATTTTTACCTTTAACAACTGTGATTACCCAAAAGGTATTGACAAAGTTGATGATATGTATTATTGTTATACTACAGAAACAGAAATGAAAAGTATATGTATTGACATTGGTTTTGAGGTATACAAACTTGTTGCACATGGTTATGATGAGCTTGAAAATGGAATCAGCTGGCTTGAAATAAAGAAGCCAGGTGAACTTAGCACAATACGTCAAGCACAAGGACTTGGTCAAATAAAACAATTATAAACTGGAGAAAAACAAATGAGAGACTATCTACTAGACTTAGTTGAACACAGCTATGACTTAGGTTGCATCGACCTAATTAAAATTACAGGAACAGACACTGCTACATCAGTTGATGGACTTGCAGAGGACAAGAGTGTTGTACTACAAGCAAAGTTTGGAACTCCTGTTGCAGACTATATTGGCACATTTGGTATGCCTAACTTAGCAAAACTAAAAATACTACTTAACATTGGCGAGTATAAAGAAAATGCAGATATATCTGTTACGAGACAAGAACGCAATGGTGAACAAGCACCAGTTGGGTTGCATTTTAAAAATGCCGCAGGTGACTTTAAGAATGACTATAGATTTATGGTTAGCGAAATTGTTAGCGAAAAACTAAAAGGCGTTAAGATGAAAGATGTTCCTTGGGATATTGAATTTGAGCCAACAACTGCAAGTATCATGCGATTGAAG